CATCGGAATTGGCGATATTAAAAAAGAGCATTTTCGGATCGGGGCAACGCCTGCCAGCAGCTTTGGAGATGATCTCAGCTACACCATTTACCCGCCCGGTGCTGATGTCTCGGCAGATCCCCGCTCTGAGAACTGGTACAACTCCACGGAGGTGGGCGGGACGGCATCCGGCAGTTCCGGTCTTGATCTCGGTACCAGCGGCCCGGCGGCCGTTACCGTTGACGCAGAAGCAGTGCTCGTCTCAGGCAACACAGTGACGCTGGTTGGCTCTGAGTCATCCGTGGACAGCGACACGGAGATCCCGTCCGGCTGGGTGGCGGGTACGCTGATTAACATCGAGGCTCCGGACACCTACACAGTTACCAGTACTGGAGGGTACAGCGAGATCGCCGGGTCCGTGGCCGAGCTCGCACCTTTAGTGGGTATGCCTCTGACACTGGAAATCAACAACGACCAGTTTGATCTCGTTGTTGCCGCTTACTCCCCGGCTGTTGCAGCTGTTCCCGGCGTAGGTGGCAGTAGCGCAACAGTCAGTGCCAGCGCCGCACCGCAGACCTACAATTACAGCGGCAACCCGCAGACGTTCAGCATCATATGGAAAGGGCGCGGCTGGTCCGTCTCGCTGTCAGCAAACTACATGACGATGTCAGGCCTGGTGGCCGCAATTACCAGCCAGCTAACTGGCTCCGGCCTGGTGGCGAGTGATGTGTCTGGCCGCATAATCATTGGCGAGGCATCCAGCCCATATGCAGGTGGCGCCATAACAATCAGCACTCTGCCTGTGGCTGCGTTTGGCAGTGCTCCCGTTTCAACAGCAGGCATCGCATCCAGCGGTGGTACTGCGGGACGGCAGGCCAGCCTGAGGCTGAAATATCCGGGCGGTGCACCGTTCGCCGGGTTGCCGGAGGGGCAGCAGCGATTCAGCCTGACGCCCACCGGGTATCAGTACCAGATAACAGGGATTGACGATCTGACGATCTCGGTAGCACGGGTAACGGTATCAATCGATGCGTTTGGTAACCCTGTCACAACAGCCGATCCCCGATGGCCTGGCTTTACGCCCCGCACGTTGCTGGATGCATCGGTTACCGGCGTTAACGATAACTACGACTGGATCGGGCCTTTCCTTTGCTGTCCGGACGGCGAGACCACCGACCGTATGGAGATCAACCTGAACTTCCAGAACGGACTGGTGCGCTACAACAGCAAAGGCAAACGCCGTTCCGCCAGCGTGGGGATAATTATCCAGTACCGGGCCGCCGGAAGCACTGGCGACTGGCAGCAGGTGTCGCTGGGGTACGAGCGCCAGACCGAAGACCAGATAGGATTCACCGAGGTGATCGACGTTCCGTCCGGGCAGTATGAAATACGCATGCGCCGCACCGAGCCGCCGGCGGGCAGCAGCACACGCGATCAGGTTTACTGGCAGGCGCTGCGCTCCCGGTTGCCGCGTCGCCCGTCACGTTATGACGGCGTGACCACGATTGGCCTGACAATACGCACCGGCTCCCGCCTGGCTGCGCAGTCCGATCGCCGCGTCAGCGTGACATCGCCCCGCATT